CAATTACGGTTGTGGTTGCGCCCTCTACCACATTGGGGCGCTCTGTAGAAATTTGCACCCGGTGAAAACAGATGTTGAAGCACTCGCCATCGTTTAGGCCTGAAAAGGTTTCATTGCTGCCGGTTTCCGTAAAGTTGCCCACCCAAACATCCGTAGTATCTTCTACAATCCTCCGCCATGTTCCTTTCCAATTAAAGGCATTTGCATTGAAATCTTCAACCGCTGTTTCACAGTCAATACAAACCTTTGCGTAAATGGTGTATTTTAAACTGCCCTCTCCGGGCACCTCAAACCATTCTTTGTCTGCTCCGCTAACCTGTGCGAAGATTTGAAAGTTAAGGTTGCCAATGGCATGAACCGGAAGGCACAGGATAGGATTATCTACACATCCGGCCTCAAACTCTTGATTGGCCGTTGTGAATGTATCGTTGCTTGGAATGCCGATTTTATCCAAAGCAACAAATGAGTATCTCGGTGATGAAAGAATGATTGCCATGTTAAGGAGTTGGTATTTTAGGGAGTAATGTAAATTCAGCAAGCCCTTCGTAAGGCTTCAGTTTAAAATCTTCTATCCATCCGTATTCAACTTCCCCATCCCCACACTGAAACCCGATAAGGCCGTACGGATTTGCTTTTATGTCCTTGTATTCAGCCCATGAGCAGGGATATTCAAAAGTGACAAGCTCTTGCCAGAATAAAGGCGTTCCGCTATCTGCATCGTCAAGCGATGCAAGGCTTAAATCTGCATTCTCCGCAATGCCCCCGGCTGCTTCTAAGAGGCAATCAATTACGCTGAGTTCAGTTTGTGCAATGTAATTGCCCGTACCTGCGGTGAACTTCAGTTCTGCGGTTAGGTAGTTTCGGTATGTTTGCAGAATTACGTTGAAGTGCCTGAGCAGGTTCCTTACCGGTGAAATGCGCAGGTTCATGCAGCTCTCAGGATAAAGCAGGTTTGTAGAAGAAGCGACAATGTCGTTTTCCACCCTAAGTATTTGCCCCGAATTGCTTTGAGTGATAGTAAATGAAAGTGGCCCTTCTGCAACGGTGGTACCTGAAACAATAATTACGAATGTTTCAAACGGGCCAGAGGAAGCTTCTAAAACTGTAAATTCATCATTGTTATTCGTGGTTCCCGTAATATCAAACACATCACCTGCAACAATGTTATAATCACTACCCTGCAAAACAATTATTCCTCCCTCAAGTATCTGTCCTTCTACCTCATAGACATAAGGCTCCCTCGTTAAGCACATTATGAACGTGTCATTGTCATAACGCCAATCCTTAGTTGTGGCGCCATATTGCCTTCTTGTTATTTCTATAGCATAATCAGATGCCACAAAGCTACATATCCTTTCGTATGTGTTTCTTGCCGCATTTTGCGTAGTTCGATACTCTCTGTTCCCAAACACATCATTTAGGCCGTTCACATTTTCAGTTTCCCACTTTGCATAACCAATCTTGATTAATGAATAAAGCGCCTCCGGGTTAACGGCCCTTTTTACCTCTTTGATATTTGTGCATGTCATTAGCACTGTATCGTTGTAGAAGTATTTGCGAGGCTCCACTCTTAGCCATTCCGCATCTCCTCTTCTTACTGTATCAGGCTCAACTCCTATGCCTATGTTATGTATTGCGTTTAAATTTTCAATTACATCCTTTGCGCTAAGCAGCATTTTAGGGGCAACTGTAACGTTATCATCAATGGTTATTTCGTCCTCGCCGCCTGCCCTAATAATCAACCCGCTTGCAAAAGATTCATTTCCACCGCAACCATCCACATCACTGGCGTAAGGCTGCGAATCAACCCGCCCGAAATAATCAGATTTTACCCTCAGGCAATCGCATGTATAAGCCTCCGCAATACGGGAAAGGGTTTCATTCACTAAATACACTTTGCTTCTTGTTGAGTCGAATCTGGTTTCACTTGTAAATGAGAATGTCCCAGCATCTATTTTCATGCTTAACTTCCTTATTATATTCCCGTCAGGTGCATTTACAAGGTATGAACCAACGAACTGAATCCAAATCTTTTCACCTGGTGCCATTTCGTAAGTATCATCATGGTTTGTAAGTGTAAATGAATCGCTCCATGCGGTGGAACCAGTAACCGTATAATCCGAAAGAACATTCGACTCTTCATAAGCAACGAGCGCTGTAGAATAATCAAAGCCTTTGTATATCCTGAAAACGCCCTTAACGCCTGCAACATCTTGAATTCCACTGCCGCTATTTGTAAGGGTATTGTCTGGGTCTAATTCATCATAGAAAACACCAGAAACACCTGTTATTTTTATTCTAATTGAAACTTGAACGTTATATGAATAAGGAATTTCAATCCATGCCGGAGGGTCTGTTGAGTCATTCCAGTTGATGTTGTTTATTGGTAGCGTAATCTCATTAAGCTCATCAATTTGCATTACTAGCCCCTGCCAAAGATTTATTCTTATTGGATTTGAAGCAGGGGAGGAGTTTAGCATTTGCCGGGAATAGCTTGATAGAATCCCTGTCCCTATATACACGTCCTTTGACTGTATTGGCTTAGGTGGAATAGTTGCAATTGCACCAAGCATATCATACGGGGCCAATTCTAAAAGAAATAAGCACCCCTCAATAAAAAAGGTGCCGTCAATTTCTGTGGTTAATTCTTCCTCTACGGTAATGGTGGAAGAGCTTTCACCCAGCGATACACTCACAATAGTAAATGTGCCGTTGTTGGAGGTGGTGCCGGTAACTATAATCTGGTCGCCCGGCTTTAATCCGGTTAAATCTTCAGGTGTATATCCGTCTACCGTGTTAATGGTTATCTGCCCTGTTCCGTTGTTGAACCCTCCGCCTACTTCTATAATAGTTGGCTCATCGCAACAATGGTCGAAAGGTAAAAGGCTATCCAAGTCCACCTTTTGGTCGTACCTGTTGCGAAATTTCATTAGGCAGTTGGCGCTTTCAACGCCAACCTCTACATAGCAGTCATCACCACATACACTATTAAACCGAGTAAAATCTAACCTCCCTGTATATATCTCTTCGGGCGGGTCAGTTTCAGAACATGACAATTCGATTATCAATTCAACATGGGCGTCTATTCCTTTCAATTGATAAGCTGAAAGGATAATATCACGAGCCGTTTTATTGAATTGCAATGTTCCTATACTATCATCATCAGCCATGAAATTAAAGAAGCCATGAAGTTTTTTGTCACGCTTCAATGTTACGCTTATTGCATCCCAACCAACAGGCTCATCTATTGTTTCCTGAACAACATTTAGAGTGTCAGTATAGTCTACAATTGTGAATATTTCTTTCATTGGCTTTTATCGCTTATTTTTATTGTATGAAAAAATCTTGTTCGTCTTGATGGTTTTATTTTTTGCCTCCGGTTGCCGCAAATGCTATATGTGTAACGTAAAGAGAGGTAACGAAACATTTGAGGAGAAATACTGCTTCAGTAATGATAATTCTGTTCTAAAAACTTGGGTTGAGCAAAACGATTGCAAGCCTTCCATATAGTCTTTAGTATTGATACTTATTATTAACATACTCTACTGATTTGCTCTTTGATAAAATGTGCGTTGAAAAGCCCTTTTTATCAATGTTTATCGATAGGTGAGGATTTCTTCTCAGTTTTTCGGAAATTACCTCTCCAAGTCGTTCATAATCTATCCCTACATTATTAGTATTTAGCAAAGAGTCGCCAGCATATCCGGGCAAGGCCGGCATAGCGGGAACTCCCCATTTATCTAATATCTGCCTTGTTTCAGTGTTTGGAATGATAGAAGCCCCTTGCGGAATCCACATCAATTCCGGCCCTTTCTCCCCTACCAATGCCATACCTTCAGGAATGTTCTTGCCTCCTTTTTCAAAAGCCGGTATAGGTTGTGCCGCAATAACTGCCACCTGTGCTAAACCAGATGCAGCGGCTAAGGCAGCGCGTAAAGGAGCGGTGTAAGGGTCACCACTTGTGAATGCGTTTGTAATACCTACGGCTGTATTAACCGTTGCCATGAATAGCTTTAATGCTTTCTCTTGCTCGGCTGCTTTGCGCTTGATAGCATTTTCCTTATCGCGGTATTTCTTATCAATAGCCTCTTTCTGCTCCTCCGTTAAGTTCTTATTGGAAAGTTCCGCCTCCCTTTGAGTATTTAGCTCGTCTATTCGTGCGGCTGTTTGTGCCGATGCTAATTCCGAAATTGAACCGAAAACGCTGTTGATGGTATTCGCAAAATCGTTGATGATGGGAGCTGCCTTCTTGAACTCTAAATCAAGCTGCGTGGCAATATCTTCAGCATCCATCGGTTGAATGTTAACCGGAAGGTCAACGGTTGGCACCTTTTCCATGACCACATCCTCAACGGTGCGCGCCAATTCGGTTACTTCTTTTTCAACCTTTGGTTTGTCTGGTAATCTGAACGCTTCAATATTATCTACCTCCGCTTCTTTTTCGCGTTGCTCTTTTTTGATTTCAACAGATTTTTTAGAGGCATCCTTACGAAGTGATAATAATGTATCTAAACGTTCCGTTTCTAATCGAGTTGAAAGTTCTTTATATGATGCTTCATCAATAGCATTTGTATCTCTGTTGTATTTAATTAAGTGTTGAAGCTCTAAAATTAGTGCCAACCGCTCATTTAACTGGCGCTTCTCTAGTTTTATTAAATCTTCTCCCCTTATCTGTGCAAGTTTTCGCTCATTCTCTTGACGCTTTTCCATTTCATCAAGTGCCGCTACTTGTCCTTTTATCCCTTCTGAAAATTTTGCTTGCCTGTCTTTCTCTGCTTTCGCTAATGCTTCACTTTCATCTTTGGCATCTCTGAAGTATGCCGCCAATGCAATCACGCCACCAATCAACACCGTAAGCCCTGCCGTTGCTGTTGCCCATGCGGCAGCCGAAGAAATAGCAAACTGTTTCTGTATAGCCTCAACAGCCTTAACCGCATATCCGTAAGCAGTAGCGGCAATACCTCCCTTAGTGGTTGCTATTGTGGCAAGTTCTTGTGTAGCTGTTGCAACAGCCATAGCCGCCTGAACCTTCAGCAAGGCTTTCTGAACATCTTCGTTTTCTTCACCGAATAAAGCCGTTGCCCCTTGTGCTAAACTCATGGCGGCAGTAATTCCACGAACACCCTCCACCATTAAATCAAATGTTCGCGTATCGCTGGCCAAAGCGCGTATTTCATCGCGGGTATCTCCTATTTGGTCGGTAAGTTCAGCGGCACGTAGTTTAGCTTTTGTAAGTGCCTCCCCTTCCAGCTCTCCGTTGTTTATCTGAGCGGTGAGCTCCTTCAGTTCCTGTTTGGCTGAGTTGAACTTTTTAGTGAGGTCTTCTGTTTCCCGGCCAAGTTCCTGAAAGGTTTGAACAATCTCCTTTATTACTTCCCAGGCTATGGTGGCGATCATTTGCCGGAAGGCATCGTTCATTTTCTTGGCATCGTTGGTCGCCTGCTGCGTGGCCTTCTGTATTTCCTTTTCAAAGAAAGCCCGAGCCTTTAACTGCTTTTCGCTTTCCTGATTAGCCTTTACAAACTGCGCATGTTGCTCTTTACTTATCAGTCCCAATGCCAACAACGAATCAGCGGCTTTTTTGAGCCCCTGCGTGTCAGCTACAAATTCCAGAATTACTTGCTCCACCTGTTTTCACTTTCGCTTTGTTTTTTGTTGTAGCACTTTGTCGTTCAGTTGAACGAAAAAGTCATAGATGGTAATATTTAAATCGTTCAGCCTTGATTCATCTCCGTTGAAAAGTAGCGATGAATAGGTTGCTCGAAGGTTTTTTTCTGTTCTTCCGACAGATTCGTATAGATGTTGGCCAACTGTGCTTTGTCTATCTCCTTTACTATTGCCGAATACTGTTCTGAACTCATTCCGGGAACGTTCAAGAAAGGCATTAACCTCTGTATTGGCTCGTGCAAAAAAAAACTGCTCACACCTTCGTATTTCTTCCAATGCTCAATTTTCTTTTGAGCGTAGTTCCATTCCCAATCATCGGGCGATTCGTTTTCATCAAAGAAAACTATGCTCGCCACCTTGTAAACCAAATCCTCATCATAAATAAACTGAAGCCGCTCCTTCATTTGATTATTGAGCGCCTGTATAGATGCCAACTCCTTTAGTCCTACCTTTTTGCCGGAAAGTAGATTTTCGATAGCCTCCACATGCTTAGTAAGGTAGAAGCGGTCGCAGCGCATATCCAACTCGTTGAATACGCTAAAGAACTTCATGCCGCGTTTCCATGGAAGATTGGCCAGCGTATCCATTTCGTAATACTGAACACCTCCCACCTCAAAAGCAGGTTTAATTACATGCTTCGATTGAGGGAATGGATTCTTTTTAGCCCCATTGAATATTTCATCTAAATATAAGCTTATCCTTCTCATTTGCCTGCTGCTTTAACTACTTCACCAAGCTTTGAAAGCTTGCCCGTTTTCTTTTCCCCGTTTTGGGTAAACTGATAATAATCCCGGTTGGGGTAAACTGCCATCATTTCCGTTCCCCTCCGGTAGTATAGTCTACGGCCTGAGCAACTTGCACACTCGCGCAAATACGACCAACCTAAAGCCTTCAGTTGCTCCTTCCATTCCTGATTACTCTTCATCGAAAAGGGGTTTTATTACTGCTGAAATAATGGCGTTAATACCGGCTGAGATTGGAATGTAGAGAAGAATCAAGTGCCAATCATGGCGCACAAAAACAAGCCAATAGGCAAGAGTCCAGAAGGAAGCCATGCACACCAGGCATTCAAAAAGCGGCTTACATAACCATTCAGGCAATTGGGAGGAAAGGAAGTTGGCTATCGGAACCAACAGCATATCCTTACCGTTCATGGCAATAAATAGTCCTGCACAGAACAATGAGATATAAATGGGGCTATGAATCATTAGTTTGCAATTGAGGAAGTGATGCAATAAAATCAGCTACGGGCAGGGCGGTGGCTTCGTTAACAGAATCTATGTAAGCATACATAGCAGCATAAACAACATTATACCACTTACCGACCGCGACAGCCTCTAAGTGCCATAGTGCTTCTTCATCGGTAACACCGGCACTTACATCGCCCACTGAAGGCTCGCCCTGAAAGTTGGTATAGTTCAGTTCAATCAGCTTAGCAGAAACCATTTTATCAACGGCCGCTTCAATTTCGGCACAATGGCTTTCCTTATCCCAAACATGCGTTGTATCAATTCCATTATAGACAGCAAAAGCCGTATCAGCATTATCCGATAGTAGTTTCTTGAAGTAGTTTAGTTTAGATTCATCCTTAAAATCTTCAACCATTTTAGCATGACTGGCTCCATAGTCGCCAGTATTTGGAGATAGGATAAATGTATTATTGCCTGCTTTTATTATCATGATTCTATTCCTATTGCTGTGGTGTAAATACGGATTGTAGCGGAGTTGGTACTTGCATTGTTAGTAAACCTAAACTCAAGCAGGTCGCCAGCCACAAAAGTGTCCGTTAATGTAGTTGCATATACCCCAGCCCCACTTCCGGCAGGTATTGTTAATACTACAGAGGTCGCTACTGAATTTTTTACGACACTAGCCACAAGTGAGCCAGTAGCTGGTTGGGCATTGGTTATCTCCACTGAAATACCCATAATATTACCGCTGCCAATCATTGGCAACCCTCTGTTTCCAACAATTACCGATGCAGCGGCTCCACCAAATAATGTATAATGAGTAGTAACGCCCGCCCCTATACTTCCGCTTATAAATCCCGCAAGCTGGAAGT